TACATCGTTCCTGAGAGGGGTTGTGAGCGAGGAAAGTTATCGAACCTTAGTATCTAACCTTTACTTTGTTTACACTGCCTTAGAGGACGTTGCAGAGCACTTAAAAGACAACGATGAAGTGAGTCCAATATTGTTTGATGAACTAAAACGTCATAAAGCATTAGCAAAAGATTTAGATTACTTTTATGGAGAAGGGTGGCATGAAACAATATATCCTAGTGATGCTACCAAAAGATATATTGATAGGATAAGAGAGGTAGGTCGTCAAGAACCACATCTATTCATAGGACACCATTACACTAGGTACATGGGTGATCTATCTGGTGGTCAGATATTAAAAGGGATTGCAAAGAAGTCATTGAAATTAAGTGATGAAGCTTTTAATTTCTATGAGTTCAAAGATATATGGAATCCAGTTAGTTTTAAAAATAACTATAGAGGTACACTAAATTGTTTGCCCTTGACACAAACGCAAGTTGATGGGATAATAACAGAAGCAAACTATGCTTTCCGATTAAACATGTATATGTTTGAGGAGTTAGCAGGTAGTGCACCCAGAACTATGCTTCAAATCATAGGCACACTATTCGGTGAGTTTATTGCCGAGATGATTATCTCTAAGAGGTTTAGGTAATGCCAACTTATGAATTTAGAAATAAAGAGACAGGAGAGATCACCGAAGAACGGATGTCCTTTACTGTCCTCGATAAATATAAGGAGGATAACCCTCACTTAGAACAGTATCATTCCAGTTATCCTGGTTTGGTTGCTGATGCTCATGTAAGAGACAAGAGACCAGATGGTTTCAAAGATGTTCTTAAGAGTATTAAGAAAGCAAATCCTGGTTCAACTATCGACACCAACTTTACTAGCAACATTTAAATGCCACGTAATAGAAAAAGAACTTCTGATTTCGATTTCGTAAACAGTTCCCCTAAGAAGATGAGACGTAAGAAACCCATTAACTCAGAGCAATTAACTGACATCAAACCTCTGACCGACAATCAGAAGTTAGTTTTTGATGCTTACGAAAACAATAAGAACCTATTCTTATATGGTTGTGCAGGTACAGGTAAAACATTCATTGCAATGTACCTAGCATTAAAAGAGATTCTATCTAACAAGACAGCGTACGAAAAACTTTATGTAGTACGTTCACTTGTACCAACCAGAGAGATTGGATTCTTACCAGGTGATCACGAAGACAAAGCACATCTATATCAAATACCTTATCAGAATATGGTAAAGTATATGTTTAAGATGCCTGATGATCCTGCATTTGAAATGCTTTATGATAATCTAAAAGCACAAGAAACAATTTCATTCTGGAGTACATCTTTCTTACGTGGTACTACTTTAGACAATGCTATAGTACTTGTCGATGAGTGTCAGAATTTAAACTTCCATGAGTTAGATTCAATTATGACTCGTGTTGGTAATGATTCTAAAATTATCTTTGCTGGTGACATAGCACAGACAGATTTAGTAAAGACCAATGAAAAGAATGGTATCCTTGACTTCATGAAGATACTTGAGATCATGGATGAGTTCGCTAACATTGAGTTCGATGTCAACGATATTGTTAGAAGTGGTTTAATTAGAAACTACATCATTACTAAATTACAAATAGGTCTTTAATGTTTAATCATGTTATTATGGAGATGTCTCTTGAAGACATCTGTGCAAGAAATGTAGGAGGTAAGAGAGTATATGAGGTGGGGGATCAAAAGTATCCATCTATCTCTACTATCTGTTCCTTTAGAAATAGAAAATCTATTGCTGAATGGAGAGCACGAGTTGGTGCTGAGGAAGCAAACAAGATTTCTAAACGTGCTACTACTGCAGGTACTACAGTTCATAGTATGATTGAAGATTATCTTAACAATGAACTAGACCTTGAAAAGTATGATGGTAAACATCTTGCTAAGATACTTTTCACGCAAGCAAAGCCAATGCTTGCACGGATAAACAACATTCACTTTCAAGAAGCACCACTATACAGTCACGAGTTTGCAATAGCAGGTAGAGTTGACTGCATAGCAGAGTTCGATGGTAAGTTATCAATCATCGACTTCAAGACATCCTCTAAAGAAAAGAAAGAGGAATGGATTGAGGGGTACTTGGTACAAGAGACAGGTTATGCTAAAATGTATGAGGAAAGATCTGGTATTAAAGTCGAACAGATCGTTACTCTTATAACTTGTCAAACTGGGGACACACAGGTATTCATAAAGAATCCTGATGATTACGTGCCTTTATTGAGAGATTACATTCAAGAGTATAACGATGCCCAGTAAATCTAAAAACATTAATGAATTAATTGACGACACCTTTATGGATAAGAACAAATTCTCCATGACGATTGAGAACATCGTTAAAGATAGTAACAGAACCTTGAGTTACATTGATGCTATCGTTGACTTCTGTGAGTCGAAAGACATAGAAGTTGATTCAGTTACTAAGTTGATAGCACCAACTTTAAAGGAAAAGATTAAAGCAGAAGCAATAAAATTAAACTTCATAAAGAAAACTACTAAAGCAGTTCTTCCTATATGAGTTCCTTTGATTGTTATGTAATTTACTTGGCAATAAAGGCACACTTCTCCAGAAAGACATACGATTACTTTAAGTATAATGGTCACATAAAAGCATCACAAGAGAAGTTTAATGAAAGACCAGACGTATACTTCTTTGAGAAACTTGCCAAGAAATATAATAAAAAAGAATTAGAATCATACTTTGTATCTAACTTCTTATCTAACTCTAACCTATGGGTAGGAGAAATGAATGATAAGAACTTCCTTGATTGGAAGAAAAAGATACAGAGTATTTCTTATTTGTATGAGAATGATTTAAAAACTATTGTTGATAGATGTGGTAGCTTAAATGATGCAATGAAGTGTAAGAATTTCTCACACTCTATACTAATTAAACTATATCTTGGTGATCATATCATGCCAGAAACTATGGTAATGTTAAATAAAATAACAGGTTTCATAGAAAGATATGATACACTACTCAGTGATTCTATCTGGATAAAAGTATCAAACCTCTTGCAAAAATACGATCCATTTGTTATAGTGGATCACAACAAGATCAAATCTATTACAGTACAGAATTTATGAGCAAGTTATTCGACTCGGAAATAGTTCAGAAAGAGATGGACGAAATGACCTCCACTTATATGGATCTCATGATGAAAGTTCCATACTTTGCTATGATGACTAGAGAGCAAAGAGAAGAGGTAATAGATGGTCTAGAACTACTAGTCGATAAACAAGAGACCCTATATAGTAGGGCATACCTTATGAATGATGAGGACAGTGAACTTGTTAAACAAAACTTTAGAAATGCTGCCAAGGAGTTAGGTGTACCAGAAGAAATGGTAGGTCTACCTATTTTTAAAAAGGCGAGAAAGGTACTGCATGAGATGAGAGATAACCTTGACAATCTCTTATGAATACTGTATAATACAGACAATCCTACAATACAACTAATACGGAGAATACACATGTCATTTGCTGCATTAAAAAAGCAAGGTTCTTTGCTTGATAAACTCAACAAAGAAATTAATAAGACCGAAGTTACTTCTGGTTTTATAGATGATCGCCTTTGGAAACCACAAATGGGTAAAGAAGGTATCGGCAGTGCTGTCATCAGGTTTCTACCACCTGCTAAAGGTAACGAATTACCTTGGGCAAAGGTATGGAGTCATGCATTCCAAGGACCAGGTGGATGGTACATCGAGAACTCATTAACTACAGTAGGTCAGAATGATCCTGTTGGTGAGTTAAATAGATCACTATGGAACAGTGGTTTAGATTCGGACAAAGAAATAGCACGTAAACAAAAGCGTAAGTTATCATACTACAGCAACATCTATGTTATCAAAGATGCTGCATCTCCAGAGAACGAAGGAAGAGTATTCCTTTACAAGTATGGTAAGAAGATACATGATAAGATTATTGCAGCAATGCAACCAGAGTTTGAAGGTGAAGAACCAATCAATCCTTTTGATTTCTGGCAAGGTGCTGACTTTAATTTAAGAATCAAAAAGGTTGCAGGTTTTTGGAACTATGATAGTTCTACTTTCGGTAGTGTCTCTCCACTAGGTGGATTTGATGATGCTAAACTAGAGAGTATCTACAATCAAATTCATGATCTTAATGAGTTCACAGGTGCATCTAACTTCAAGACATACGATGAACTTAAGGCAAGATTAGATCTAGTTCTTAAGGGCACTGCTACTAGAAGAGTAGATGAAGAGGAACTAGAGAATGAGATCGCTGCAAAGATGGAATCAAAACCAAGTCCTTCTGTTGCATCACCTTCTATAGCAACACCTGCATCAGTTAACACTGATGAAGATGCCTTCAGTTACTTCGATCAATTAGCGAACGAAGAGTTTTAGGTACATAGTGATACACATTAAAAAGACCCTACTATTAATAGGGTCTTTTTTTATTGTTAAGATTTCTAACATTATAGATAATGTCAGGAGGTAAAGACAAATGTTACGTATCAATGTATCTTTCAATAGACCAGAAGTTCCAGAATATGATGAAGAAATCCATAATCCAGAGAAGGTCTTTGCTCTCCTGTGTTATAGAGGTGTATACTATGCTAAGTGGGTCATGTTGAACCCCTTTGGTATAATAGATTGGAATCTAAAGAATCCCCGAAAACGAAATTGACCTTTTAGTTTCAAAAAACAGGGGAAAAAAATCTGGGCAATTTTTAGCCAAAAGGGTCGATTAGGTATTTATACCTATTGACCCTTTTCTTGTATATCGTACTCTATTTGAATTACTTTAGAAGATCTACCCATACTATCACGTTTAGATATTTTTTGAAAACTACCACGTAGTTGTGTACTGATACCTTTTAGTTCAGCAATTAATTCTGCTTCAAGGTCATCAGCGATGTCTCTGTGTCTGTCTACTCTCATTAGTTATTTGATAAACGAAGTGATTCTGTTCTAAATTCAGTACTTGGTGAATATCTCATTTCTTCTACAAACAGTTGATTAAACTGTGGTATTAAATCTGGTCTTAATAGTAGAATATCTCTTTTCTTTTCATTCTTATCTATTTCATATTCATAGTTTGATACAGATACTCTAGATTGTAATTTAGGTAAGGTTAATCCCTCTGGAGTAATAAACTGGTATTGCTCTGGTACTTTAGTTCCCTTTTCTAGTATTATATTACCATTATGACTTTGTTCTATAGTTTCATAGTGATGAATACCCTCAGGATTTTGATACTTATAGTTAACGTAGTTATCTAATGCCATTTTTGATTTTGGCCAATCTTCATAGAAATTCACCATATTATTCAATAATAGTATAGTCCAATCATAACCAGGATCACCATATAAGTCAAATGATATAGTATCTGGTCTATCACCATCTTCTACAGTAAAGTCATCAAATACAGTTACGTTAGATTTAACATTATCTACTAGTTTGATTCTAGAGAATATATTCTTAATAGTAATCCACTGCCCATCATATGGGTTTTTTGTGTATTTAAGGTATAGTAAATTTGGTATTTTAGAAAAATATGCCATTATCTTCTTCTCCTCCTCCTACCTGTAATTGGTTTTGTTTTTAAGAAATTAAAGTCGTCTTTTTGATTTTGTACGTTTGTTTCACCACTTTGTCTTCTAAGATTTCGTTGTCTCCTTCTATTAAATTCAGAATTTTGAACAACCGATGCTTTTTGTGTTTCTATCCATGCAAATTCTTCTGGAGTTGCAGTATCTTCAATTTCATGAATATCCTGTCTTGTGAGTGTTGTCATCTCAGAGAAGGTTAATTGTAATGATACTGCTGATACAAAATTATTAGGAGTTAGTGATAGAACGTTATCTGGAGTATAATTTACAGTAACGTTAGTTAATGCACAATATTTAGTTTGTGGTAAGAATTGTGATACATCTTTTTTACCTGACTGTATTACTCTAAAAATATAAGGATATTCTAAGAATAAACTATTATTTGTACCACTTCTTCTACTACCAGGATGCATTCCCATTTTAAAGAACTTAATTATATTTTTAATATCTTGCTCTTCTGAAGGATTTCTTGCTGCCATTATATAATTAAAACTAAATTCACGAATATTCATTTTATTGAATGTTTGCATTGTATTATCATTAAATGTAACTCCAAATGCACCACCCAAAATAGCATTTGCATCTACATTTTCTGATTTTGGTGCCATAGCTAATTTATCTTTTACAAATTTATCAAATGCAACATTAACACCAGTTGCAAGACCAGCACCTATTGCATTACCGCCACCACCTAACGCAGAACCAAGAGCACCAAATGATACTGAATTCCAGTTAGCACTATACTTATATTCTAATGTAGATGGTATATAGAGTTTAACACAACCTAAAGAACTATTTGCTGGTATATCACTATTTCTATCAAAAGTTTTATTACTTAAACCATAAGTTTCTTCAGAATTTTGAACTCTTTCTCTTTGTTCTACTGATAGGTTTTGCATAAAATCAGCATTATTTCCTGCTAAATCTGTCGTTGCACCAGAAAGCATATCCCTGATACTTTTGACACCTAGAGATTGTGCTTTGTTATAATCGTATGCATAGAAATTGAGATAATATCCAGTTTTCTCAACTGATCTAGGATATGATAATTTTGCGTATGCCATTAGGTTTGTACTTTTTTAGCACTGACGAATTTATTACGACTATCATAAAATTGTTCCAAAGGTAATGTTACCATTTCTAGTACATCTTCTTCTGGAATCTTAAAGAATAGGTTGTCTGCCTTTTCCATAATATATCTATGCCATATAAATTTAGGTATAGTAACACCTTCTTTATTTATTATCTTTTCTGCTAAGTTTATTCTATCAATTGGTTTCATGTAATGTAAATTTGCACCATAAAACCCATCAGAGGTAGAATCACCCATTATTACCAGTGGATATCTATCCCAATGCTTTAATCTTTTACGAAATTTTGGTTTATATTCAAAAAAGTAAAACTCACCTCCAGAAACGTCATCTACTGCTTCATCAAAGAGGTAGTTAAATGCTTCCGTTCTCTGTCTTGCTCTATTTGTTATTCTTTTTTCTTTTATTGTAGTAAGAATACTCATACCTTTAGTTCTTTCTCTGTTAGTATTTTAAACTGCATATTTCTTGATTTGCAGTATTTCTCTGCTGCTATCCACTTTGCTTCATTAATTGCATAGCGAGTAACCTCTGTAAGGTACTTTTTAGTCACTCTTGACTTCTTAACGGGAGGTTCTGTCTGTTTTGCTGGTTTTACCTCAATAACATACTTTGCTGTAGTACCAATTGTGGTACGACACTTTACATAAAAGTCAGGAAAGTACCTATGAACTCTTTTATCAACGGGAGACCGATATGGTATAAAGAACTCTTCAGAACCCCATTCTATTATATTTGAGTTCAAATCACACCATTGCATGAACTTTCTTTCCCATAATGACCTATAAATTACATTAGTTGGATCACCTTTGTACTTTCTAGGGTTAGTTGGTCTATACTTTCCAGAATATGCCATATAAATATAAATAAACCGTCTATAGACCTATTTAGATGAAAATACGAGATATTAGAACACACGTAATAGGAAAGTATGGTATTGCTAATTCCAATAGGTATCAAATATCATTTATTCCTGGTAACGATCTTAGTGAGTGGTTAGAGTATTCACCATCAGCAACACCATTAGAATATGATAAACAGTGGAATACTAGTAGTAAAAAAGCACAGTTAGTCAGTTGGTTAGCAGATGATGTACAATTACCAGGTTACAATGTTGCTACTGGAGATTTAAAAGGATATGTTCCTGGTATTAATATGAAGTATGCACATACTAAAACGTTTCAAGAATGTCAAATAAGTTTCATATTAGATAGAGAGCATACTCCATTTAAAATAATGCAGAGATGGGGTGAATATATCTTTCAACATCAAGATGAACCTAGTATATCAGGTATAAGGGGACGTGCAGCACCTGATTCTTTTATTAGAACTGCTTATTATGATGATTATACTGCAGATTTAATAGTAGATAAGATTGAAACTAAAGATAAGAACGGAATTGAAGTAGTATCTAGGTATAGGTTGGTTAATGCATTCCCATTTACGATATCTGCTATAACTTATGCAAATGGTCCTAATCAACCATTAAGGTTCATGGCTAACTTTCACTTTGAGTATATGAGAGAGATTGATAATATAGTAGACCCTGAGGAAGAGATACTTTTCACTAACACCACTATATAATATACCTATATCATAACTTATGGCATTACCTACATTAAGTACACCAACATATGAATTGACAGTACCCTCTACTAAGAAGAAAATAAAATATAGACCATTCTTGGTTAAGGAAGAGAAAGTTCTTCTATTAGCACTAGAATCTGAAGATGATAAAGAAATTGCAGATGCAATGAAAGGATTGATAAAGGCATGTGTCTTAACTAAAGGTATTGATCCTGATGAACTTGCTACATTTGATGTTGAATACATCTTTTTAAATATCAGAGGTAAATCTATTGGTGAGGATATTGATGTTAAAATGGTTTGCCCAGATGATGGGAAAACTGAAATAACTACAAAGATACCAATAGATAAAATTAAAGTTAGATTTACTAAAGGACATACTAATCAAATACAAATTAGTGATGACCTTTGGGTTGAAATGAAATATCCAAATATTGATTCTCTTGCTATACAAGAGGAAACTGTTGAGGATACATTTAAATTAGTGTCTAAATCTATTAAAAAGATCTACAATGCAGAAGATGTGTGGGATTCATCTACTACAACAGAAGCTGAATTTATGACATTTATTGAATCAATGAATAGTAAGCAATTTGCTAAAATTCAAGAGTTCTTTACTACCATGCCATCATTGAAGCATACCGTTAAAATAATAAACCCTACTACAAGAGTTAAAAGCGAATACACAATTGAGGGATTATCCAATTTTTTCATATAGCCCTCTTCCATACCTCACTTGAGACCCATATAAGAATCAATTTTGGTATGATGCAACATCATAAGTATGGTTTTGATGATATCAATAATATGCTTCCTTGGGAAAGGGACATATACGTTGAATTATTAAGACAACACTTGGAAGAGGAGAAAAAGAAAATCGAGGAACAAAGACAACGTAACCGATGACTGCACTACTGTCAAAGTCAAAAGATGCATCAATGCGAGGTTTTAACAAACTAACGCAATCAATTTTTGATGTCAAGACGGCAGTATTTGGTAAGAAAATGCCAGAAAAGGTAAGTGAGGCAGAAGAACCATCAAATAATATAGTTGATTTTAAAGTATTAAATAAACCATCTACAAGATTAAATACTACTTCTATACTTGTTAAGAAACAAGCATTATTGGAGTTTAAATATGAGCGAGAGAGATTTGGTGGATTAAAAATAGGTAAACCTTCTCCAGTACCTAAATTTGCTTCATCTCCTGAGATGAGAAAAAGATTACAGTTAAAGAAAAGTAAAGATAGTGGTATAGATTTTAGTAGTTTTAAGAATATGATTGATGATCTTTTAAAAAAGATCATGCAGAAGGTTTGGTTTAGAATAAAGAGAGGTATAAAGAGATTAATAGGTAAGAAGGGTATTAAATTTATACGAAGTATAAAGAAGATATTCAGAAAGATTAAGATTAATTTTAAACTGTTCAGAAGATTTGCATTTAAACCTTTTAGACAGGCAAGAAGGTTTGTTCAAAGTTTACCAAAGAAAGCATGGAATTTGACTAAGAACATAGTAAAGAAAGGTGCTATGTTTGTAAAGAAAAAGTTTGCAAAGACAGCTGGTAAGAAGTTAGTAAAGCAAAGTGGAAAGAGTATGGTAAAGAATGTGGGTAAGTTCTTACTAAAGAAACTTAAAGTATTTTATAAGGCAGGACCAGGTAAATTTATTACTAAAATTCCTATAATTGGTGCTCTAATTGATTTTGCTATAAACTATTTCATTTTTAAAGAATCTTTAGGTGCATCAGTAATGAAGGCAGTTGGTGCAGGTCTTGGTACATGGTTAGGAGGTATAATAGGTACCAGTGTTGGTACTGCTGCAGGTAGTGTAGTTCCAATTGTTGGTAACTTAATTGGTGCTACTGCTGGTGGTGCTATAGGTTCTCTTCTTGGTGGTATAGTTGGTGATATGTTAGGTGGATTTTTATACAAACTTATTACAGGTGGGGGTGCTAAAGAAGGTGCTAAAGTTAAGAAACCTCAGTTTATACTTGTTGGTGAGGGTGGAGAAGATGAATGGATTGTACCTAAGAGTAAATTAGGATGGTGGGTTGCACCATTAGTAGGAGATATTATTGAAGAATCAGTTGACGAAGAACAACAAGAAAATGCAAAATTAAAGAGAGAAACTGATAAGATCTCTGAGGAGAGTGTTGAAACTGTAGAAGAAACAGAGAATAAAGAGGAATCTAAGACATGGAAACCTGGTAAGATGTTTAATCCTGTCATTCAGTTAAGTAAGTTATTTGATAAGAAATCAACTAATGTCAAGGAAATGATGTCTATCATTCAATCACAAGAACGTATTATTGAGCAATTAAAACCAGCTGATAAACCTGATTCTCCTATCACTCCAGTTAAAACTCCAGAACCTGCTAGAACTACTCTAAATAATATTGATCCAGATCCAGAACCTGATTATGCTGAAGTGATACCATCTTTATTACAATCAACAAATACTACAGTGACATCAGAAGGAGGACAAATGATACCATTCCCTATACCTGTAGGTGCTGATGGTGGATCTTCTGAAGCATATGCAGTATGGGGAAGAAAGGTAGTAGGTAACTAATGAAATTACCAGGCGATTCAGACAAACAAGATAAGGGCGTATCACATGAGATGATGCAGAGATCTCTGCAGTCACAACGTCGTGTGGTAAAACGTGTTGGGATGTTGGAAGATAGGGTTGAAGCAATAGATCTTAAGTTAGCGACACCTACTGAAACACCATTAGCATTACCACCATCACCACGTCAACTAGCATTACCACCATCAAAAGAAGAACCTCCCAAACCTACTCCTGTAGAATCAGATGAGGATTGGGAAGGTGATCCAATGGATCATCGTGATCTTCCATGGGCTAAAAGAGGTATAGATGATTTAAGAGATCAAATAGATAAAGATCCTAATATACCTTTTGGTGATGATAAGATTCCTTATGAGGATGACATTACTCAAATCATGAAAGACCGTGATGAGTCAATGGAAAAAGATAAGGAAGAAGACGTTGAAGATGAAATTGAAAAAGAAAGAGCAATACAACCTGAGGTATTATTAGATGGTGATCCTAGGGGTCAAGATGCCAAACAATTACCAACTGCTGATGGTAAAACACAAAGAAGAAAAACTAAAGGTAAAGGTAAAATAGGACTTCCTAAACTTCTTCCAGCTGCAGGTGGAGTAGCAGGTGGTGCAATGATTGGTGGTTTAAAACAAATAGCAAAGAATGTAAATGAAGCAAGGCAAGCATTATTTGATTTCTATAAAATTCAAAAAGATAGATTTAAATTAAGAAAGAAACTTGATAAAACAATGCAAACTAAGATGGATGCTCAAAAGGATGAAGCATCATTAGAGGGAGATCCTAAAGGTGATGATGAAGGTGCAAAGAAAGATCCTAAAACAGGAGTACCTCAAAAGAAACAAAGTGATCTTGAAAAAGGTTTGATGGCAGCATTTTGGGGTAGTATAGCAACAATGTTCTTCCCATTGTTAATAAAAGGACTTGGAACATTTTTTAATGATCAAGCAGATGAAATAGAAAATACAGAACCTGAAGATCCTGGTGTTGAGGAAGAACAAAAATTAGCTGATGATTTAGAAAAGGATACTAATAAGTTAAATCAAGAAGAAAAACAAGCAAAACAAGGTGAAGAAGGAGAAGAAAGAACTGAAGTACAAAACGAAGAACAAACACAGGTAACAGACGTACAATCTGCTGAAACTCAAGATACTAATCTAGAGTCAAATACTTCTATGATGCAGAGTAATGTCTCTAATCAAGAACAGTCAGAACAAGAAGAAGTACAAAGTTTTGCTGAAGGTGGTAAAATAACAACTACATCGGCATCTACTAATAAACCTAAACCACGTGGTGGTGCTGACGGTGTTAAACCTCCAAAAGTAGATACTAATAAAAAACAAGGACTTCAGCAGTTAAGAAAGTCAGATCTTTCTGGTAAAGGTGCAAAAGCACTTAGTAAGTTTGTAGCACCTATAAAGAGTGTATTTAAACTACCAAATATTGTTGCTAAGAATACATTAAAATTAGGTAAGAAGATCCTAAGTCCAGTAGGTAAATTAGCAGGTGCAGCAATTAGTAAACACCCTCTTGCAATGATGGGTAAGGGTATAATGAATATGGTAAAAGGTGATAAGGGTGATAAAGGTGATGGTGGAGATAAGCTTATAGAAAAAGGTGTTAATCCTGACTATTGGAATAAGGGTGATACTATGAAGGGATATAGTAGTTTAAAGAATTTCAGTTATAGTAATAACTATTCAAATGAAAAAATAGTTGATGGAAAAGTAGTAGAAGGTGCACCACAAACTCCTATTGTTAAAGAAGCTAAAACAGATAAACTAACAGAAATAGCATCTTCATTTGGTAGTAACATAATGAGTGATATTAAAGAACGTGGTGTGACTGGTATAGTGGGTGGTATTGCTGATAAATTTACTGGTAATTTATTTGATTTTGATGGTAAGAATTTAAAACCAGATCAAATGAAAAATGCTCAGATAGATAAAGGTGAGAGTGTAACTTCTAAAATGATTGCAGCTTTAGATGGTGCAAGATCTGTACAAAATCAACAAGTAATGTCTAAGCAAAATTCTGGTCCTGGTAAAACGATGAAAATACCATCTCGACCTAGTTCTAAGTCATCTCCATCATCAATTAATAAGTCATTACAACCTGGATTATGAACATCTCCGATCCATTACAAACTGATAGTTTTGAAATAGAATCTGCTTTTATTCACCCACATGAGGGTCAAAAAGAGAAGGTTGCTATAGATGCTGGTGCCATAACACAGTTTGAGTATTCTGAAGGATTAATGCAGAAATATGTAACTGTTACTCTTGAGATTGAGGATAGTACTTCTAGTTTATTTGAATCAATCTTTGGTATGGAAGAGATTGAAATTGTTGTATTTGATAAGTTTAGTGATAAAAGATTAGAGTTTACAAGAGAATCTGCAAATGGATCTTTATTCATATATGAAGTTCACAGTAAAGATGTAAATGATACTGTAAAATCATTTGTACTTGAATTGTGTAGAGAAGATGCTTTAAATAATGCAGTTACTAGGATAGGTAAAAAGTATACTTCTATTAGTGCTCAAGAATTAGTAAAAGATGTTATAGAAAAAGAATTAAAATCAAAGAAACCTATTGCTTTAGAAAATATATCAGATAGTTATAACAAGATAACATTTATACCGCCAAACTCAAAACCATATGAGGTGTTGGTTTGGACAAGAAACAAATTTATATCTGTGGATCAAAAATCTACTAAAACTGGTGGTGCTAATTGTAGTGCAGGTTATTTCTTCTGGGAAGGATACGATACATATAATTTTCAATCATTTGATTCTATTGCACAACAAAAAGGACAGGCAGCAGCATACAGTACTGGAGATGGATCTGGAGGAATGGATGAAGCATTTAGATTACAAGGAATAAATTTCCCTAAAACATTAAATATAATGGAGAATTTTGATCAAGGATTCTATTCTGGAGAGATAGATTTCTTTGACATTACTGACTGTGAGGTGGATACTTATCGCTATAATATTAAGGATAATTATGCAAAATGGGAGAAAGTCGCTGCACAAAAGGACTTACCTGTTCTATATAAAGAAGCACTGTCTGACGTATCAACACGTACTATGACAGTAGCATACACTAAAGATTTGTTTCTTGGGTCTGATGAGGACAACACTAACGACAAGTTAATGTTCCTTGAGACCGTTGGGCAAGCTGTTAGTAGATTTGGTGTTTTTACCAGTCAAGTACTAACTGCTAGTTGTATGTCAAACCTTGAACTTCGTGCTGGCAACATAATTTCAGTAGAGATATATGGTGCCGATGGAGAGGTTGACAAAAACCAATCTGGACGTTATATACTCTTTGAGTTGCGTCATATTGGAACTGGTGCTAATATGAGAACAAATCTCACACTCGTACGAGATTCTTTCGGAGTTTAAACTTATGAAAACTATAGAAGATCACATTCAACATGATAAAGAGATCGTTAACGATCCACTAGCAAATCCTGCTGCAAGAAGACATGCAAAAGAAGAGTTGCATGATCTTGAGGAATATGCAGAACATCACAAAGCAGAGATCGAAGCAGGTGATCACCATGATCCTAATGCTTTAGAATTATTCTGCGATATGCACCCTGATGAACCTGAGTGCCTGGTATACGATGATTGATGGCAGTTGCTAATACACTAGAATCTAATTATTGGTTTGGAGCACAAGGCAATCGTCTTTGGGTTGGTCAAGTCGAGGGTGATGGTGCCATTGATATAGATCATGAAGAACTGATTGATAAGCAAGAAAATAACAGAGTCAAAGTAAGAATCATGGGTTATCATGCTCGTGATCGACAAACTTTACCACCTGAGGATTTACCTTGGGCAACTGTTATGATGCCTACTAGTGCTCCACAATGGCACAAGAGTCAAGGTGCTATTCATGGACTAGGAATTGGTGCATGGGTGATTGGTACATTTATGGATGGAGAAAGTGCCCAACAACCTTTGGTTTTTGGGTCTCTTGGTGTGGTTGAAAAGGGTAATACATATACTGATGTAGCAGGTAATTTAGGATTAAGTAATAACTATGAACCAACACGTGCAGACACTGCTGCTAATAATAAACCTGCAGAAGGTCAAGGAACTGTAGGACCCTCAGGTAGAGGAGAAAGAACAGGTAAAAATAGTACTAATGATAAACAACAATTAGATGTAGAAAAGATTACATTTTCAGTATCAAATGGAAAATGTGGTCATAGACCAGAAGCTGAGTTTCAACGAATACTTGGTGAGTTATTTACCAAGAAACGTCGTAATGATGTAGTTGGAGATCTATTGATTGATAAGGTAACTGGTAAGATAACCAATAAGGATGAACTAACAAGATCCTACGTATCAAGATTACAACAAGTTTCTAATGGTATTTTAGGTGATGCTAAACAAGTAATACTATATGAATTAAAGAAGTTCTTTCAAGAGAATGTTCTCACACCGTTAACTAAAGCACTAAATCTAACTCCTGATAAAGATCCTACTGTTGTATTCAATGCTAGTGAAATATTTGACACATTTATGGATATTGTTAAGTGTCTTTTTGATAATCTTGCCAAACAGTTATTAGGAACTCTTTCTGATATGGTAAATGATTTATTTGATAATATACTTAATGCTGGTTTCTGTGTTGCTAGAGATTTAACTGAATTATTAGTATCATTAATTGGTGATGGTATTCAATCTGCATTAGATGCAATCAGCAATGCAGCATCAATTATAGAATCAAAAGGAAGTTATGAAAATGGATTCTTAGATAAGTTAGGAGATACATTGCAACAGTTCTGTAATGTAGATATTTCTTGTTCTACAGGAACTGGAGAGTATACAACTAAAGAAGGAGATAGACCAGATAATTTTGTTGATTCATTATTTAATAGAGTAGAAGCATTTGGTGAAGATGTTGTACCATCATTATTTGGTGATGCTTCTTTCTTCAAGGATATGGATAGTACTAGAATTAAAAATGGTGCTAAAGCAACTGATAGAGTTATAAACTGTTCTAAAGCAAATGATACATTAATACCTGCATTTCCTAATACATTCTTTACTGGTTGGCAAGGAACGCCAGGATCTACAATAACTCAACCAAAAGCAATACCTGCAATTAATCATCTTGGACAAGTTGTTGGTATTAACGTTATTAATGGTGGTAGTGGTTTAAAAACACCACCAAGTGTTTCTGTAATATCTTATGCAGGTTATGGTGATGGTGCTACAGCAATATCAAGAATAAAAGATGGAAAAGTAGTAGATGTAGTTATTACTAAAAATGGTGGTGGTTATCCATACTTTGATGGATCTGTATCTAACAATCCTTTAAAACTTGACGATAATGGAGATCCATTGTATGATCAAATGTATGGTATAGATGTAGAAAATCCATACTGGATTGGTATTATGACTTTTGCTCAACCACCTGCAATATTCAATGCAGGATATGGTTTAACTGCTGGCACCAAAGTTTGTGTCAAGAAAGGTAAGAAAGAAACTGCTAATCCTGTTTTACCAGAGTTCCATCCTATAATGGATAATGGTAGATTAGTATCATTAAAAATTATTAAAGAAGGATTTGGGTTTACTGCTCAACCTGAGATATATCTTTGTGGTGAAGGTGACGTTGGTGGATTACGATCTGCTGTAATAGTACCAGTAATTAACTATGTTCCTAGAAAAGATGTTGAAAATTACATCACAGATTATGCTAAGTATCAAACAATCATTGATTGTGTCGGTCATCCTGGAGATCAATAATGGCAATAGATCCTAAGACACAAGAAGTATTAAATTTTCTCGCTGAAAATAATGACGGTGGGGAAAAGAAGTATCCATACAACAGAGTAACCCAATATTCATGTGGTCATAAGATAGAGTTCTATGAAGAAAAGGGTGAGGAACATATTCAGATAAGACATGGGACTACTGGGTCTTATATTAAGATGTATCCTACTGGTGATATACAAATTCATTCACCTGCAAGAGATATAAACATTGTTGCTGCTAGAAATATTCATGTCAAAACTGGTGAGAAAGTAGATACAGAACAAAAGGATGCTAGTGATAGATTTGTATTACATGTAGTTGGTAATGCTCACCTTGACGTTGAAGGTGATATGCACACTCATGTACGTGGTAATAGACATGATAAGGTAGATGGTTTATACACACTTGATGTTGGTGATAAGTATATCATTAACATGGCAGAGGGTGGTGTAAATGCTAGAGGAACATATCAGGTAGATGTAAACAAATACAATTTAGATGGTGCTTATTTATTTCGTAATTTAAAGAAAGGTGGAGTTATGAAAGATTCCTTTGATGGAACATATATCATTGAACAAACAAGTAAAGGAGGAGTTCTTCAACTTAAGAGTGAAGGTGATATGCAAATAGATGTTAGGGGTCATATGAGAACAACTGTTAAGAGTAATTCAATAAATGACATAACTGGTAAAGTTGAGTGGAACGTAGGTGGTAAAAGGGTTATTGGTGCTCCAACTGGTCAAGCTATTGGTAAATTAGGGGCATCCACACCTTCATTTAATATTACTACCTCATCTGGTAAAATAAATATATCAGCAGCAGGACAATTCGGGATGGATTGTGGAAGCACCTCCTTATTCGATTCTGGAGGAAAGATGAAGCATAAAGCACCACGTATTGACCTCAACTAAACTTTATAGTATAATACTAATCATGGAAACCGAAGATTGCGTATCACGAGTAATCTGTAGCATACCTGCTAGAGAATTTACTATCTTCTCTGATGAAGGTAGAGTAACTAAAGTCCAATGTGACACCCCTGAGGAATTTCAAAATGTTCTTAATGTCTGTAAGGAGACACAAGAATTTATTAATTTAGAATTTAAATACTAATGAAAGTCAACACTCAGTTTACTGTTCCAGAAAAAGAAAAGGAAATTCCATGGAGGGCAGCATTAACAGAATTTCTTGAAGAAGAAGATTTGGAAGTTATTGCTTTAGCACTATGGGCAAAGAGAAAAACAGAACAGAAATATGATGATACCTATCAAAGGTTTAAAAACATAAAAGATTTGAATCTCACAGAATATTAATGAAAACTGATTTATTATTGAAGATTTACCTTGCTGCAAAGAAGGTAAAGGTGAAGTATCCTCCTAGTAGAAAAGTACACAACGTACATTTGTATGGTTGACTAGGCATAAATTTTTGTTACTATAACACCGTTTATTAGCGTATCAGAACATAAATAGTGGTGTAGAATTGGAGGAAAGTATGCATCATAACTTGGTGTCTTACAATCAACTTGCAGGTTCTTACAGAGATAAACATGATAACATGCTAACTGAATACTACGAGTGTCTGATCGAATGTAATGACGACCAACACACATGTAAACGTATATGCAGAGAGGTGTTAACTTAAACAGGGGGTTGCCAAACCCTCTTTTTTAGTGTATAATGAACGTAATTGAACCCTTATGAGCTCTTGAAAAAAGTATTATCTATTGCTACTTTAGTTGGACTTGTTGGATGTACAGCACCAATAACTCCTCCAACAGAAGCATCAGAACAACAACCAGGTTATTCTAGAACTAAAACTTGTTATAGATCAGAATACCGAGAAGAATATGTACCAGGCACTGAAGAAGATCCTGGTTTTGTTCATTCATGGAAAGAAACTATTGAGTTTCCTTGTGAACCACAAAGTCGTGCTACTGGAACACCAAGAAGACAAGTAGTAGAAGAATATAGACAAGTAGATGATAACGATTGTACCGATGGTAAGATAGCAGGTGCATTAATCGGTGGTGGTGCAGGTGCAGCAATGTCAAGAGGAGACGGAAGATGGTGGGCAATACCTTTAGGTGCAGTTGTAGGTGGAACTATTGGATGTGATCTTAACGGTGGTTAAATGAAAGATTTAGTTCTTTTTGGGGATTGTAGAAAGACATTACCTGCTTTTATTGATGAAGCAAGAATGTGTGTTACATCCCCACCTTATTATGGACTTCGTGACTATGGTGGAGAGGATTCACAAATTGGTATGGAACAATCTCCAGAAGAATACATTCAACAGTTAGTTGAGGTATTCAGATTAGTTAGAGATAATCTAACTGATGATGGAACTCTATGGGTAAATATAGGAGATTCTTATTACAATTACAGAAGTGATGGCAACTATCCTAAACAAACAGTAAGTAAAACTAGACAAGATCTACCTACTAAAACACCTGTTAGAGGAAATAAATTAAAAGGATTAAAGAGTAAAGATCTTATTGGTATTCCTTGGATGCTTGCATTTGCATTACGTGCTGATGGATGGTATCTACGTCAGGATATTATATGGCATAAACCAAATCCTATGCCTGAGTCAGTACAAGATAGATGTACCAAAGCACATGAGTATATTTTTCTACTCAGTAAAAACAAGAATTATTATTTTAACAATGAAGCAATCAAAGAACCAGCAAAAGATTGGGGGACAAGAGACCGCAGCAACGGTAAGTATCATAATCCTGGCAGTGGCTTGGTTCCTCATAGTGGTCTTACTAAGTCATATGAACGGAAAAATAAGCGGTCTGTTTGGTCAGTAATAAAGAAACCATATAAGGGAGCACACTTTGCTGTATTTCCACCAGAGTTAATAGAACCATGTATACTAGCAGGTTCTGAACCTGGTGATATTATTCTTGATCCATTTATGGGATCTGGTACAACTGCTATGGTAGCAAAACAACAGGGTAGATATTATATGGGATGTGAACTTCATGAAGATTATGGTGAGTTAATAAAAAGTAGACAAGAAGAAGCAAAGGGTGTATCTCAGGCAAATGGATTGACAGATCTTTTCTATTAATTTTGTCGTATAAATACTTTCAAGGAATATAATCACGTGTCATAATAGGATTACTCGATGGCATTAACACGCTTACAAAATATTATATCGTCCGTAGAAGGAAGGATTCTCTATGTAAATCCAGATGACTTTGACGCTACAGATGCAATTGACAATAAAGGAAATTCACCGATAAGACCATTTAAAACCATAGCAAGGGCAGTCCTTGAAGTGGCAAGGTATTCTTATGTCAGTGCAGGTAACGCTGATGATAAGTTCGATCAATTTACTATACTTCTATATCCAGGCGATCATATTGTAGACAATAGACCTGGTGCTGAAGCATATGCAATTCAAGGAGGCAACTATGTTGCAGGTGTTGGAACGTTCACAGATACACCACAAGCAGGTAATTATGCTTGGAATGCAGCAACAAAGCAATACGATGATTTATATAAGATAACAAACGGACCTAGAGGTGGACTAATCATACCTAGAGGTACTTCTATTATTGGTTTAGATTTAAGAAAGACAAAGATAAGACCAAAGTATGTTCCTTCTGGCGGTACAAACACTGCACCTACTGAAGTAACACTTAATTATACTGCAGATCCAAACAACCTTAGTCAACTTACTATAGATCAAGTTGGTGTTGGTGGTGTACCTACAGATATAAATGATCTGATATTAGAATCAGCATTTGAGAAAGGTGTATTAGGTCCTAAGTATTTTACACCAACTGCTTCTACATACACTGCATCAAGTGGTGATTTAGTTCTTGATATTGGTGCAGGTCATGGATTAACTATTAATGACTATGTTAAGATAAACACTAATTCATTGAAATTTGAGTGTTCAATGGATGGTAATAGTCAGAGAAAGACATATCCAAGACCAACTGACCCGTACGCTAACACTCAGATTCCCGTTGATTCAGTCACAAACAACACTATTACAGTCAATGTTGGTGCATCTCCAAACGTACAACATAATGTAACTAATGCCACATATTCTCCTACTACAGGTATTATGCAAGTTACTGTTGGTAGTGGGCATGGTATTTCTGCTGGTGAAACTGTTAAGATTGCAGATAATGCAATGAGATTTACCTGTGATATGGATAACACAGGCGATGTAAAAACATATCCAAGAAATTTAATTAAAACATTTACAGCAACTGATGCTGCATACAATCCTAATACAGGTATAGTAACAATAACTGTTGCAGGTCATGGTATGGATGATGGATCATGGGTTAAGATTGCTGATGATTCATTAACATTTAGTTGTGGATTTGGTGGTGCTGTAGGTGCTGCTGCAGAGAAAACATATCCACGTTCTACTGACCCTATTAGTGGACATTGGATTCCAGTTTCTAACACTACAACAGATACTTTTGATATTCAGTGTTTACATGATGTTCCATCTACAAACTTAGATGTACATACATTCGTATCTGCTGTAACAGGTGGTATTACACATAAGGTAGATAAAGCATTTGATGCTCCAGTCGAAGTTGTTGCTGCTGATGACGCTGCAGGTACTATTGATCTTCAAGTTGGTAGATCACCTATAGTTAACTTTGATGTAACTAACGCTGCATATGCTCCTGTTACTGGTATATTAGAACTTACTATTGGTGCTCATGCTTTCGTAGTTGGTCAACATATAAAACTAGCAGCAAACTCATTACAGTTTACTTGTACTTTAGATGGTAACACTGTAACTAAATCATATCCTCGTGCATCTGGAGAAGGTGCTAATGCAGGTAATCCTGACTATGCATATGAGAGATCATTAGAAATTACTGCAGTAACTGCAACGACTATTACTATCAATGTTAACTCTGGTGGTAATCCTATTAGTGACACTTCTGCCCACACATATGTCGGTGGTACTGCTACTAATGCTGTTATTGCAGGTGGTAATTATAATCATACATGGCAAGTTGGATATACAGCAACTGCTGGTATTACAAGTGGTGGTGACTATGTACATACCTTTATTTCTGCCCTTGCTGACTCAGTTGTAGCAGAGACAGGAGTTGTTGTTATTGAACCAGGTACAAAGATCAGTAGTATTGATACTCAACTAGGTTCTTCAACTATCAAAGTTAATCTATCTAAACCTCACGCTTATACCTCTGCAAATGGTTATTCGTCAAATACCTCAGAAACAGGTAAGATCGTTAAAGTACCTTATGAGGATGATAATTCACGAGCTGCATTGTTTAGAATTACTGGTGGTTGTTACTTCTGGCAATTTACTATGTTGGATGGTGACCCTGTTGGTATTTACAACACAGCAACTGTAGAACCACAAGCATCGTGGCCAGGTTTAGTCAGTCCAATAAGATCACATACTAAACTTACTATCTTTGAATTTGCATCACAGCATGACCTGTTCCATTTCTACAGGAAAGTTGCTGATTCAATTACATTAATAAATGCTGAGAAGATTGAACCTAAGATACAAGAGAACAGAATTGTTGGTGCTCTTGGAGATCAAGTTAATATCGTATCTGTATCAAGAAATTCAAATATTGTTACTGTTCAATTAGAAGAAGAATTAAATCTGACTGCTAATAACTACGTTGTTATTGCAGGTGATGTTACTGGAAATGCAGGTATTAATCCATATTACGTTGGAGAGAAACAAGTAAGTTCTGTAATAACTAAAACTCAATTCACATTCCAGTTAAGTCCATCTGATGAAACTGGTCTAAACTCACTAGAAGTAGACCAAGATGTTAACACTGCTAACTGGCAAGTTACCTATACACCTAGTGGATGTACTGCACAGGTAGAGATTGATACTGTTGAATCAGCATCACCATACATCTTTAATATATCTCTACGTTCTACCTATGGTACTTGTGGTATGCACGCTGATGGTTCACGTGCATCTGGATTTAAATCTATGGTGGTTGCACAGTACACAGGTATATCACTACAGAAAGATGACGGTGCATTCTTAAAGTATAGTACAGGTAGTGGTATCTATTCTAATGATGGTGTAACTGCATATCACACAGATATTAATGCAGTATATAATCCATTACAAAGAAGTTACCATGTAAAATGCTCTAATCGTGCTGTTATACAGGCGGTATCAGTGTTTGCTGTTGGTTATGCTGATCACTTCATTGCTGAAGATGGTGGTGATATGTCAGTTACTAACTCTAACTCTAACTTCGGTTCTAACGCTATGCGTTCTATCGGATTTAGTGATACATCATTCACTAAAGATGCATTAGGAGAAATAACACATATCATTCCTCCTAGAAATATTGAGTCAACTGACACTAACTTCTATTGGGAAGCGATTGATACACAAAATACAACAAACTCTAAAATATTTTTAACAGGAAGAACAGAACCTGCAGTTATTACCTCAGGTGGTAGTAAGTTCCAATCAGGAAACATTAGTCAAACTATAGGTGGTGTTACATGGGTATTGGGAACAACTAATGGTGTAGTTACAAGCATAGTAAGTTACAGTGGATTAGAAACATCAAACTTCCAACCAGGTGATATAGTTACTATTGATGCTGCTGGTCTTTATCCTAATGCAATAGGTCTTCCTTGTACACTGACTATTGGTGGATCATTAACTACTAAAGCAGGTAAGTTTACTGTTGGTGGTAGAAATAAGAATAAAGATGGTACTACAGTAAAAGATAAGATATATGTTCCACTATATGTGAGTGGTTCAGCATCTACCTCTGAACAATATGCAGAGATTGATCCTGCTAACTCACCTCAGGGTAATATATTTGATTGGGATACTACTGCTAATCAGTGGTATGTCAACGTTGCAGTTGGTTCTAACACTATTTTCAACACTATAAATGGTAACCAAGCTAAGTATAGTGCTAGTGGTATTCTATCAACACCTAGTTCTTATCTTAAGAGAATTGTAGATGAAAGAGTTGATAATGATAAGATATACAGATTACGCTATACAACTAAGAGAAATCCAACTACAGGAATCTTACCATCATATCCACAAACAGGTTATGTTCTTCAAATTAAGAAGGGAAGTGGTATTGCAGGTGTAGGTGATAGATTCACTGATGGTTCTAACTTACTATTACTTAACAAGAGATTCCTTGCATGGGAAACAGTTGCAAGATATAAGGCAGCAAACCCATCATATACTGTACCTGATATAGGTGGTAATGGTGGTGATTGGAATTGTCAGGATGATATTATCAGTATAGTAGATGCTGTGGCTTATAACTTACGATACGGTGGTAATGATGAGGTATGGGATGCAGCAAATTTATATAATAACCTACCAGCTGGACAGTACCTAGGATCAAGAGATGTCATCGTTGCAATGATTGACACATACTTGAGACCCCTTATGCAGAGTGTGATTTACAACACTGCAGTCACAGGTGCTATATTGAACAGAGACCCAGCAAACTCTGCTAATATATTCTATGATCAAGTTACCATAAACAATCCTGCAAACCTTAACTATGCTCAGGGTACTTGTGCTAACGTAAGAAACTCTTCTTATACATTACTGAATATTATCACAACTGCATTAGGAACCGATGCATCACCAGGTAACTTAGGTGGTGTTAGTAGAACTCCTCCTAGTGCTACTTACACTAGAAGATCTGGATTTGAGTTTGATGATGTGTATTATGTCTATGATGTTGAAGAGATCACACCATATGCATTTGATGGAACTAATGAAACACCAGGTGTTTACTACTTAACTATTGTTAAAGCATCTGTGGGTGTAGATACTTCAGTGTTACCAGGTAATACATTTAAGTTCAGTCAAGACACTGATACATTAATACCTACAATTGATATTGATAACCCAGTTAGTGATCCTATCATTGCAAGAAGTAGTGCTGATCCAGTACTGATAGGTAGTGTTAAAACTTCTACAGGTTTAAATGCTGCTACAACTGATCCTGCAGACCCATCATTCAGTATTACTAAAGAAGCAATCTCATGTTACTTCTATGAATACTTTAATAATGAATTAGAATGGTCATGGACTGGTAAGAACTCTCCTACAAGTCAGTTATCACATACTGTTAACCTTAATAATCTTGATGGTACACATGGTGCTACCACAGTTCTTCTTCAATCTGGAGATGGTGGTGGTGAGATAAGAAAGATTGATATTAATCCAACCAGAACTGGTGATACTTATGAAATAGAACTTAGAAGACCATCAACGATACGTTCTGGTAACCATACATTTGAATACGTTGGTTTCGGTCCAGGTAACTATTCAACTGCATTCCCAATCAAACAGACCAAGATTCTTTCTCCTGAGGAGCAAAAGTATGCTCAGTCACTCAAAGAGCAAGGTGGTATTGCATTCTACTCAGGTCTTAATAGTAATGGTGACTTGTATATTGGTAACACAGTTATTAACGCTGTTACTGGTAAGACAACAGAGAACCAAATTACTGAACTTGATAGTTTAACAATCAAAGATACCTTAACTGTTATTGGTGGATCTGGTAACATATTAAATAGTAATTTCCAAGGACCTGTAACATTCCTTAAATCAATTACAGGTGAAGGTGATAACATATTCTCAAGTATAAGTTTGAGGAACCCTGATGGTATAATTAGTAAACTTATTAACAATGATGCTATACCTACAGGTGGTGCTACAGGTGACTTCCAATTTAACACTGATCCACAACATGGTGGATACTTTGGATGGTCTAAGGGTGCTGATGGAGTATGGAGGACTTCTGGTTTAACAGAGTTAGATAAGATACATTCATATAAAGATGGTAGTAACTATTGTTTAAATATTGGATCTGACATAGTAGATCTCAGCAGTGATACAACGATAAATACTAATTATGCATTAGATATTACAACCAATCAAAGAATTGGTGGATATCTTGATATTGGAAGTCCTTCTAATAAAGGAACATCAATATCTTCTAACACTGCAAGTAAGGATACTCAGTTGAGTGTATTCCAAAATTGGACTAACAACACAAGTGTATTCAAACCAATAGAAGTTACAATTCAACCTGGTGCATTCTCTGGTGCTGCTGGCTCATCTCTCATAGATTTGAGAAATGGATCTGATAGCGTCTTTAATGTAGATAAGGATGGTAACGTTGCTATTAAAGAAGGATCTACATATGGTATATCTGATAATGCATTCTTCTTGACATTGACTGCTGCCTCTAGTTCTAACACATCAACTGGAGAAATGCAATTTGTAGCAGAGGTCAATACATCTGCTGGTTTATATGAATATACAGGTGCAGCAAAAGGTGGTGTTAAAACTGGAGTATCCTTTGGTTATAAAACTGCTACTGATATAAACTCATTTAAAACTATTGGAGGTGCTACTGGAGGTGGAATGTATTGGAGTTCATTCAATGCAAGATCTATATTATTATTCGTTAACGGTGTTCTACAAGAACCATACAATGAGTATGATTTTGATGGATCAACATTATATTTAAATTTTGATCCAGCAAATGGCACTAAGTTTTTCATTCGTGCTTTAGCAAACTAATCTAAATATAGTATAGGAAACTGCAAAATAAATGGCATTAACCAGGATTACATCCAATGTTATTAAGGATCAAACTATCCAAGAGGGTAAGTTTGATAAAACCTATTTGGACGCTACTCAAGCGGATATAGCAACGCAAAAGATTACCTTTCAATCTGATCTAGAGATCAAGGTTGGAAGTACTGGTGCTACTTACTTTAATGCTTCTTCAAATTTAGTAACAATAACAGCAACTCAACCACAAGATCCAGCATTAACAATCGGGCAAGGAAATATAACACTTGATAATGGTAGTATTACTTTAGTTGGTACAAACAGTGTTAACACTCCATTTTTAAATTTAAACAATGACGGTACTTTTGCTTCACCTGCATTATATTTTAATAATTCTTTAAGTACTGGTATATTTCGTAGTGATACTCCTGATACATTTGGAATAACTGTTGGTGGTGTAAGTCAACTTGAATTGACTGCAACAGATATAACATTTAAAAATAGAAATTTAAAGATTCTTTCAGAAATATCTTCATTTGATACAGCAATAAGATATGATTTAGCAAGTTCCACAATGAGATTTGGTGGAACAACTAATGTATTAGAAATATACACTGGTTCTGATGCAGTAATTAATGTAAGAAGTATCAATACACTTGGTCAAGCATTTGCAGGTGATGAGAATAGAGTTGGTATAAACACTAATGATCCTGGTGCAACTCTCGATGTTAATGGTACTATAAAAGCAACCAGTTATCAAAACTTAACTCTAACAGATTTCCCAGTAGTAACTCCAATAAAGGGTGGTACTGGATTAACACAACTTGGTCAACCAGAACAGTTATTAAGAGTTAATCAAGCAGGTAACTCATTAGAATACTTTACAGATAATCCTGGTGACGTTAGTAACCTTGCTGGTTTTGGTGTAACAGGTGATCCTCATGTATATAATGTGACTGCTAGAGGTACATCTGGTGGTAATCTAACACTAACAATAGATACACCTGGCGTTGCTTCATTCTCAGTACACACTGAAGACGTACCACAGTATGTTAAAGTATTTGGTATAAACACAAAAGATATTGATCAGTATGATGCAGACACTGCAGGTACTACAGTATTCAGTAACTGGGCAAACAGTATTGATGAACTATCTGCAGCAAATGCTTCACCACAAGGTTCTAGTAATAGTGCAGCAGTAAACTACACATATTATGCTGCATTAATGAATGTAAAAACTGGTGTTGTTTCTTCATTAAAGAAACTAAAACATAGTGCTAATAATACACAGGATTATATTACTAACGATGCATTGAGTTCATTTAACGAACAAAGATATAATAGTGTTGCTATCTACAGACCTGATTCTTCACATGGTATTTTATTATATCGTTATACAAGTGATGTTGCAGGTGTCATTGACAGAGATGGAAATTCATTACCAGGTCATTTACAATCTAAACTAAATCTAATAGCAATAATAGGTCAAAGAGATATTGGTTCATCAACTACAACTCTATTTACATATAGAGATTATGGTCCTTATGATAAAACTACTTGGGGTGATTTTAATAGTGACAAATCATATAATCCTAATTACCAAAAGATTAAAACTGTACCATGTCAGTTAACAACATCTGAAGTTTCAACATATGGTCCTTATCCTGGTTTCTCAGAAAGAAAAGTTACTGCTGTAGATAGAAATAATAATGTTATTACAATAAGTGATGCTGAAACTGTTAATGCAACTTTTGATGCAACTGATACAGCATCAGCATATATCAGCAACAGTTACCTCCAAGTAACACATGATGATACTGCATCACTTGAGAAAGTTATAGCAAGTGCTATAGCAAAAGGTTTGAACTCATTGTTATTATTAGGTGGAACTTATCACGTTAAATATCTTACTATACCTGATAACTTCTCCCTAAACGGATCTGGTAAAGCAACTATAATTAAGAAACAATATTTTGACACATCATATCAAGGAACTTCAAACCCAGAGTATTCGAGATTTTACTCTGCTATATGGATGAGAAATCCATGGGGAGCAAATGGTAGTTATGGAGATCGTACTGAAGGTGCTAATCTTTATAGTGATAATACATCTCTTGCTATTAAAGACAGTAGTATTAAATCATTAGTTGTTGATGGTAACTATAACTCTAATTTGAGATTAGGAGATAGTACAAGACCTGAAGG